AATCAAGATTGTCATACATCCAACGATATGTGTCTTCAATACGTGTTGGATATAATGCAATATGTTGCATCAACTGCTGACGACCTTCAAGAATTTTACCTGCTTTGAATAGTTCTGTTGCAGTCAGTAGAATCTCGTCTTCACCATTGCCTTCGCTATGAGGAGGAGCCAACTTACCGCTCTTAGAGTTATTCTGTAGTTGATTCAAACACTTACGCAAATCTGGATATGAACTACGAACATACGTGTCTAACACTTCTAAATCAAACTCAACATTTTCAGTGATCAGAACTGTAGCCGCACGTGCTGTGAAGTCAGTCATATCGGGCTTTGCAATATGAAACTTAAAGCAACGACTTTCACGCAATGCTGGAATGATCTTGTGTTCGTAGTTACAAGTTAGAATGAAGCGAACAGTAGAAGCATACGCTTCCATATCATTACGCAATGCAGCCTGAAATGCAGGAGATGTGTAATCTGCTTCATCTAATAGAATAACCTTGAATGTACCAAACGGAATAGTTTGTGCAAAGTTATGAATTTTTTCCTTAACAGTATCTACGCCGTTTTCACGTGACGCATTAATTTCTAGTACGTCAAACTCTTCAACACCAAGTTCATTGATTAGAACTTTAGCCAACGTTGTCTTGCCTGTGCCAGGGTCACCTGAAAGCAATAGATGAGGAATGGACTTATCACTAATCCATCTTTGTACAATTTCCTTCTGACGGTCGTCAACGAAAACATAATCTTCTACCTTACTAGGGCGATACTTTTCAACCCACAATTGATTTTTCATAATTACTGATCTTTGTTAAAATGTTTACTGAGAGATTCGTCATTGCCGAAATCTAATGCTTCTTCATCACTGAAATCTAGTGTAAGATTTCCAATATCTTTAATTGCACTGTATGCTTTAGCAAATACGTATATAGCCGCACCAGTTGCACCAAACACTGCAACATATGGAATCGCTGTTGCAATCGTGTGTTTCAAATTGTCTTTCAACGTGTTAATCCTTCTTTATTCCGAATAGTGATAGTAGATTAATAAACATATTAATGAAATCTAGGTACAATGTCAATGCCCCTCGGACTTCCGCAACATCATTATTACCCGAAACGCTAAGTTCTTCACGAATCTTTTGGGTATCGTAAGCAGTTAGACCCAAAAAGATAATGATTGCTAATGCACTTATGACCATAGAAGCCACACTACTACCAATAAAAATATTAATAATACTGGCAATGATGATAGCAATAAGCCCAACAAACATAAACTTACCAATACTATCGAGATTTTTCTTCGTGAAATATCCATAAAAACTCATAACTCCAAATAAGATTGCCGCTCCCATAAACGCTGATACAATACTACCCATTTGATATACAGCAAAGATAACAGAAAAACTCAAGCCCATTAATGTAGCAAAGCCATGTAACATTAACTGTGCAGAACCTACTGATCGGTTGTCATTGAGAACATATGAAATTGCAAATACTGCTACCAGTGGAGCAAAGATAGTGATCCATTTCATAATGCCCGTAAAGAAAAAGGCTAATAGTTCAGGTGAACTGCCTACAAAATAACTGACCAACATACTAACAATAACTGCTAGAGTCATATGATTGTAAACTCGTAGCATAGAACTGTTAACTTCTGATGCTGACCTATAAACGTGCGTATTAAACATTATTTACCTTTCTGAATGTGAATAGTATGGGGACATATGCCCCCATACTTAATATACCTTGTCACTCATTGTTTCGTCTTGTGGTTTGTCTTCACTGACTAATAAAATATCTTGGTTATCAACTTTACGGATTACTTTCTCGCCTTCAGGAGTATCAATAGTGATACCACGTGTCCAGCGACCGTGTGCTATCATAATATATTGTCCTACTTCAATGTCTTTTACCTTTGGTCCTATTGCATAGACCTTCCCCCAACGTGGGCGAATGCCTGCGCTTTTCATATCGTCATTAAGAATGATAATACCACCATTACTGATACGTTCAGTGAATTCCATATCGGATACAATGATAGTATCGTGTAGTGGTATAAGTTTGTTTACTTTTACTTTATTGATAGATGCCATTTTTTACTTTTCTGGTTTAAAAAAATCAGGTGCTTCACTTGCGGGTTTAACTTTAAATTCTTGTTTAGATTGTGCAGCCTTCAATGCTTCAATCGCTTCTGCTTCTGCATCGTCTTCAAACTCTAATTCTTCGGCTGTTAAGTCTAGTTCTTCGGGAGTAACTGCAATCTTATGTTCTGGCTTTGGTGCCGTTTCAATTGGTTTTAGATTTGTTGCTCTGTTTTTAACTACATTTGCCGCACGATTGGATACTGTCTTTTGATACTTGTCACCAACTTTTTTAGTAACAGGAACAATTACTCTTCCAAAGGAATCAATCGTGTCACCTCTAGCGTTGACATTCATATTTCCTACTGCACGAACTCGTTCGTTTTTTGAGGCTAGGGAAGACATATCGATTGTCTTTCCTAATGCCGTTCTATATACCTTTGACATGTTTTATCTCCTATTTTAAGAACTCAGTGATTGGTAAATCATAGTATAAACTATTTATTCTATGGATACCGATCAAATACAAAACAAAACTAGCAACACTTGAACCTCGACCAACACCCCAAACGATGTTATTTGTCCGAAGTGTGTCTACTAGATACTTCAAATATTTCAATAATATAAACATATCACGTTCTTGATATAGTAGAAGTTCTTCTCCTGCACGTTGAAGTTCCGCATCTGTTTTACACTGAGCCAATACAAATTGGGCAATATCAAAATCATTATATTCTTTGGGAATAAACCAACGACTACGACAATCTTCATCAAACTGTTCGATAGTTTTTTCGCTTAACGTATATTCAATTAATTGGGGAATTTGTTCAATGTTAAGTTCTGGGTCAAACTTAATCGTGTCTACAACTAGTGTGTTTTTAAGTGATAATTCGGGGTTGGTTAGATAAAGATCGAAAAGATCCCTCTCTGTGAAAACATGTTGCCCGTATATATCTTTATTCATGTTACTATTGTAACACCATTGATACATACTGTCAACTTATTTTTTAGCCTTTTCTTTCCAGGTCAAACCCAAATCTGCCCAATGTTCATCGTTGAATAACTTGACAATGTTATCTCCTTCGATATCGGGAGTCATTTCTGAATTGCTAATGCAGATAGTTGACTTGTTCCACCAGTGATTTCCTGACAGGACTGCTTCTGCTACTTCTGCTACCATTGAGTATCTTACACCATCACTTAACACGGAACCTAATACCATGTCAGTGATTTTAAGTCTATCTTCCATTATGGTGTTTAATTTTTGAATTAGTATCATTGACAAAATTTGGTCATATGGTTCTTCGGGCAACTCACAAACTTTTAAGCCAGCGGTTCTATATTTGTCGATTGATTCTTTATCTTTATTATATACTAGAATTGAATTTTGCAATACTTCAGATAAGAAGTGAGTAACACGGTCCATTGCAATGTTTTGTTCACGAATAGAATCAGTCTCTACTAGTAGAGATAATGTAATATCATATGAATTAATGTAAAATTTATCTTCAAAATGCACAGCGGCTTGAAAATAAAAGTCTTTTTCTATTCTTGCGTTCATTTGTCTGACTGAATGTTAATTTGAGTTTTGATCTTTTGTTTAGCAAAGACCTCATCCATTTTCTTGTTCATTTGATTACGATAACTTTCTATTGCCATTTGTAACTGATGCATCAATGGTTGATTACCTGTTCTATACGCAAACGATAATTTGCCATTTAAATCAGATACAGTGTTTTGTAATTCTTCTAAACTTTTATCTGATATGTTGTTGATAAAAGGATGTTCCATCAGTTAATATTTACCATGAATTCAAGTTCACACGTTTCCAAATATCACTACCAACATAGGAACTTAATGTTGCTGTCATTGGACCACTGTTTGAAGTAATTGTGTGAACTGTTCCTGCAACGCCATTGTTTCTTGTACGACTGATAGTAATATTTCCAGATGGAGAACTTACGTCAATAATTGACTTGACATAGTAAACTACATTTGGTTGAATATTAGTGTTTGCTGTATCAAGTGTTGCTGTATTGCCACTGAATACAATTGGTGCATTCACAACTAAGCCAGTAGTAGGCTCAACTGTTACACGATTAGTTGTTGCATATGCATTAACAACATCATATGTATTGGTTACATTAGCATCAAATGTATCAGTGCAGATATAAAGATATGATGCAGGATTTGCTAACATTGTTGTACCACTAGCATTAGCACCGATAGCAACGTTTGCACCGCCGATACTTGAAGATACAGTGAACGTAGTGCTTGATACAACGTTTCTTACGTAATATGTTGTTCCCACTACTAAGTTGCCAGCAAGTGAAGTGCCCGTGAACACAACGGGTAAGTCAGGATATAACTGTGTAGTATTACCTGATGTAGTTAAGTATGGGTCAGTGTTTGCTCCAGTAATTACTAGTTGATTAACTGAAGGACCCACTGCCACTGTTCCATTAGTATCACCTTGAACACCAGTTGGTGGAATCTCACGTGTTACAATCTGTGTTGACTGGAAAGGTCTATTGGTTGGCTCAACTGTTAGAGAGACACCGCAATCAACTGTGGTAATATCAAATTCTAAAATTGTTGTATTTGCAGGAGCAGTGAATGTTGCTACGTTACCAATCTGAGTATAATTCTCAAGTAATGTAACACCAAAGTTGTTATTTGATGAGATTGCGGCTGAAGGCAATGAAATAACTGCACTAGTATTAGAAATTGAAAGACGTAATGTAATACTGCTTTCTGTATTAGTAGGAGCCCATCCACCAAACTGTAGTGTAGTGTTCCCAGTTACTGCGCCATACTGTACGTCTGCTAGTGACGTATCTACTAACAATGTGCCAGAGATAGCATTGCCTAAATTGTATGTGGTTGATCTGAAGCCTCTAACTGCCGCATTGCTAATAAGAGTATTAGCCATGTTGTTATCAATAGTTGTGTTATCCAATGCGGCTTTAACTACAACCTTAGTCTGCAAATCAGTGATTTCAGTTCCAGCAGTATTAAGATTAGTTCTAATTTGGGCAAAGTTATCCCTAAAACCTTGAGAACTATTGTTCTGTCCGGGGATTGGATAATTTACATCGATTCCATTTGTGTTAATTTGACTCATGTTTTCTCATTCCGTAATGTATTTAGTACTGTGTCTGATCCGGTAAAATTGTTTTTCTAGGATATAATACATAGAAATCTTTCGAATCTAATGGTGAAGGTGTAGGACTTGCGCTAGGCAATCCAGTCCATGCGGGAGGACTGACGTTAGTATCATAGTTAAATGTGATACTCTTGTCTACTGTAAATCTATCAATTGTAAAATTGATTGTGTTTAACGTGTATGGAGTATTAGTAATTGGATTTACCCATTTAGTGTTAATATTATCTTTAATTACTTCTGCGTAAGAGACACTAGGTAATATTGCATTCATGCTACCAACCTCAGTACTTAATGAAAACTCTTGTTCTAAGTTTTGATCAATGCTTATTGTAAATGTAGTTGGACTAGTGACTTCTCTAACATAATAAATGCTATTAGTACTGATTCCACCAAATGTAGTTCCAGTAAATGTTATTTGTCTGCCAACTACAAAACCTTCTGTTGAAGTAACTGTAATTTCATTTGTAATTGAATTAGTTTGTGACGCAACAATAGATAAATCTATTCCCGGTACACAATATGCAATTACCCAAGCAGGGGTATATCCCAAAGTAGAACCATTGCGTTGCTGTGAAGTCATCCACTTTGGCAATAGTCTAAAGTCAAATTCTTGTCCTAAATTTTGACCTACACGTTGACGCATGTTTGGCAAACTGTTAGGATACAATACTCTTGCAAAGCCCGGAGTTAAACTAGTGTAAAACTCTTGACCATTTGGTGCTGAAACATAACTGGTAAACAAATTCGTTTCACTTGTATACCATGGACCCAATTCTAATGGAATAGGTCTTGGCCAATAAATTTCTTCTTGAATACTAGTTCCTGATGGATTAACTAAGTTATCAATCACTTGACTATACACGACTTCATAAATGATGTTGCCATTGTCATCACGTGCAATAGCAGTCTTTAATTCACCTAATGTAATGTTTCTCCAATAGTGATTCTTTGTAATAGCCGCAACATATTGTTCAAAACTACTAGCATAGATACCATAAGCATGTTCATAGATGATACTAGTTGCTTTACCAAAGTATGGGTCATTGGGCCTATACAATGAGTCTTCTGGAATCAATGAAGTACTGTTTAACAGTGATGCTAATAATCTTCTATCTGCAATAGATGGAACACACTTAATATACAGTGTATCTGTTGGTTGATTGTATTCCTGATAAACACTCCAAGTAAACGTTCTAGTAGTTTGTATTACGGGGAACTGAGGAGAGTACGCCTGAATAGTAAATGAGAAATCAGTAGTAAGACCTGGATCTAAGAACACCTCAGTAGGCTGATATGCCACAACACCAGAGATTTCACCATTAGATAACAGTGTTAAGTTAGGTGGTAACTGACCACCAATCAATCTATATTGTAATGTAACATCACTGATTGCTTTGACTCTTTCAGTACTTACTGTGCCGTTAAAAATTTGACCTAAATCTGAGGGGGTCAACCATGCGATATCACCTACGATTTCATTTCTAATTCTAAATGAGAAATTAAAGTTTGGTGTAGTGATTGCTGGATTTGCGGCTTTACGAACTGCAACACTGAATGAAAATTCGTTGATGCTATTATCTGCAATAATAGGAGTCCCTTCAATCCAACCTGTAGTAATATTACCTACTAGACCTAAAGGCAAATCAGCAAATACATACTCAAGTGCATTGCCATCAAAATCATGACCTAACATTCTAAAAGTGAAATAATTATCACTAGTAATTTTTCCAATGTATGCTAATTCAGAAGGTGCATATGTGAATCCGCCTGAGTCAGGCGGCAATACGTAATATCCAAAATCTTGTTCGTTAGCAGAAATATTATAGGTAGATGGTCTAGTATTATAGATAGTTGGAACTCTGGTATTAGGTGGGAACGATGGCCCGCCTTCTCCGCCAGTAGCATTTTGATTAATTACTGTAATTGAGTATGATTCAATGTCGCTACCTAAAGGACTTTCAAGTTTCAATGTAAATGAATATGTCTGTACAGTTGGTTGTCCAATAGAAATATTAGGAAGAGTAACGTTCATAAATCCTACAGCATCACTTAATAGATATACAGGTCCGCCTACTGTTGTTGAGATAGTAAAGGTAGATTCATCTATAATAGATTGTATATAATATGTTTGTCCAAAGGTGACTCCACCAAATACAGTACCAGTGAACTGTATCGGTCTTCCTACTCTAAATCCAGATGTACTTAAACATACAACAGTATTTGAACTAGATGCAACTGCTGAAGTAGTTACTAACCCAAGATTTAAATTTATTAATGGGGGTGCCGCATATCCACGCAATAGCCCAGTAGTATTAATTTCAATGCCAGGAGGCAGTTGTCCTTGAATTAATCTAATACTAACTGGATTAGTCGATACCGGGTTTAAATATTCAACTGGAATTTCAATCCATGTGCTGTCTAATGTCGTAGTAATTGTTCCAGTTGGTGTTGTAAACTGAGGAACTGCGGCACCTGATGTAGTGATAGTAAACGTTCTATCACGTAAATTTGCATAGTTATCTGTTGCTCTTACTACAAATGAGTATGAAACATCAGATGTTACCAACGTTGGAATACCGGCGATCAAGCCATCTTCATCCATTGTTACCCCATTAGGTAAACTACCACTAATAACTGCATAGGTTACTGTTACGGCAGGTAAAACTGCCGATGCGGATAATTGATAAACCATAACAACTCCCGAAGGGAAAGTTCCTATAGAGCCTGATGCAGTATTCCAAATTGGTTGTGCCATTTTATTCCTTAGTCTGCTAACGCCTTAAGTGCAATATCATAGTGATGTTGTCTATCTGCAAGACCAATAGTACCACCATTGATACGTCTAGTTAGACCTACGAAGTCGCCTTTATCTGCATAAACACTTAACTTGTTTGCATCCCAAAACCAACCTGCACTCGCTACTGCGCCGTCAGAAGTTTCTAGATATGCAACTGCTTCATCTAATGTTTTACCAATTGATTTAGCAAAACGAGTATAGTTGTCTTTGCCGGTTAATTGAATTAATCCGCGCCCGCAAAACTTGTAACCATCACCTGAACTTTCTGGACCATTGCCCATACGACTTGCATAAACTTTATTTGCAATCTTTGCAGGTTGACGTTCATATGCTTTTGCGGCTGCTACTGTTGGGAAATACTTTTTGAAAACTTTATTCAGTGAAACCGCTGAATAACTTAATCCTTCTTTCACAAAGTTAAAACCACCAGATTCGTGTGCTACTTGTGCTAAGAATGCTGCCATTCTCTTTGGATTTTCAAACAATCCAAAGTGTTCGCCTACTTCATTTAATGGTTCTACGTATTTTGCTAAGACTGTTGATTTAGTCTTAGGACAAATTTCTTTTAATAATTCTAATGTGACTTTTGACATACTTTTTATCCTTTTTTTACGGTCTACCTTGACCACGATATGCTTTATAATTTGTACGCTTATGCTTATTCATAGTAGAAAACTTAATGGAACTATGCGATGCTCCAATAGTAGTCTTTCCTTTTGTTTGATCACTGAATGTGACTTTTTGATTACCGTTACCTGATTTTGCTTTAGCCATTAATAATTCCTTTCTTAGGCATAAGTAGCGCCAACTGTATAGTACTGAGTTGTAGTTGGGGCAATAAATTGTAAGGTTGAACCTGCACCCTGAGTAAATCCTGTGTTTGCCGCTAATGAGTTGATTGCGGCTCCTGATGCAGGATATACTAACAAAGAGTTAGCAGAAGTATTAGTGATTGTAATTACAGCACCTGCTACTGCTGGAAGAATAACACCAGCACCTGAGGCTACAGTAGAAACAATATTAATTTCTTTAGAGATTGTTGTTGCAGTTCCTTGTGTTGAACCGGCTGCTGAAATGCCAGTACCTACAGAACGAATATGATAACTTGTTGCAACAAAATTATTAGCACTAGCATTTCCTGTTACTGATACACTTGTTAATGTACCAGTTGATGTAATATTAGGTTGAGCATTTGTATAAACAGTACCTGCTACTAATGCGTTACCTACTTGACCTGATACGTTAGCACCTGCTACAGAATATGCAACCAATGCCGCATTGACGTTACCAGAGACATTACCACCTGCTACTGCGTTTGCTGTTGTAGCATAACTTACTGCACCACTTACATTAGCACCTGCTATTGCACTTAATCCTGAACCATTACCAGTGAATACTCCGGAGTTCGCAGTAATGTTAGCCGCAATGATATTTCCACTTACGCCCAACGATGTTAGTGTGCCAACTGATGTAATATTAGATTGAGCATTAGTTGTAACCGTTCCTGCTGTAGTTGCCGCACCTGATAATGCACCAGTGAAAGTTGTTGCACTTACATTACCTGCACTTACATTACCTGATACTGTTAATGAAGTCAATGTACCAGTTGATGTAATATTGGGTTGAGCATTAGTTGTTACTGTACCGGCTGTTGTTGCGCTTGTTGCCGCGCCACTTAGTGCGCCTGTAAATGTTGTTGCACTTACATTACCTGCACTGATGTTTCCAGTTACTGCTAAACTTGTTAGTGTACCCACTGAAGTAATATTAGGTTGTGCCGCAGTAGTTACTGTACCAGCAGTAGTTGCACTTGTTGCCGCACCTGATAATGCACCAGTGAATGTCGTAGCACTTACGTTACCTGCACTAATATTACCAGTTACTGCTAAACTTGTTAGTGTACCGACTGAAGTAATATTACCTTGTGCCGCAGTTGTTACTGTTCCAGCAGTAGTTGCGCTTGTAGCACTAGATACAGCACCGGATACATTAGCACCGGCTATTGCACTTAGACCTGAACCATTACCCGTGATTACACCGGAATAGAATATGTTGCCTTCTTTACTTACTGCAAATTTACTTACGTTTGCAACTTGCAAATCTAATAACAATGAGTTTGCAGATGATGCGGTGTCAGTAATATCTACCTCAATTGCACTAAACTGTACACCTGCGTTATTCCAAGTTTGTAATACAGTTAATGCGTGAACATTAGAAGTTACTGTTCCTGCTGAAATTGCTGTTTTGCCTGCGTTAAGATTTCCACTCACGATCAATGAAGTCAATGCACCAACTGATGTGATGTTAGGCTGAGCATTAGTTGTTACAGTGCCTGCACTTGTTGCATAAGTTGCGTTTGCCACAGTTCCAGTTACATTAGCACCCGGAATATTAGTTAATCCATTACCATTGCCAGTGAATACACCAGAGTTAGCAGTGATGTTGGCTGCTGTGATATTTCCACTTACACCCAATGTTGTTAGTGTACCAACTGAGGTGACGTTTGGTTGACTTGCTGTAGTCAACGAACCTGCTACAGTAGTGAACACACCTGCGGCTGCTCCGATGTTGCCAACGTTTGCATTGCCAGTTACGCTTAACGCACTAGTAGTTTTATTGAATGTTAATCCTGATGTTGCATTGATGCTACCATTATCGTTAAAGATAATATTTGTATTAGCACCGGGTGCAGTGGTTACGTTTGCAGGAGTAATCCACTTGACACCACCTGTGCCATCTGATAATAAGAATTGATTGTTACTACCACCGGTGATAATAACATTACTGTTTGGACCTAAGTTACTTGTACCTGCTACATTAAGTCCGGTCAATGTACCAAATGATGTAATGTTTGGTTGACTTGCTGTAGTTAATGAACCGGCAATAGTAGTAGCAACTACACCAGTAGCACCCAAGTTACCTACATTAGCATTGCTTGTAACGTTTAATGTGCCAGTAATGTTGGCTCCGGTACTAGTAACCCGCATTACATTAGCCGTACCTGCAATAGTTACATTAAGATTAGCATTAGCATCTAACCAAACGTTACTATTACCGTTGTTAATAAATGTACCGGCACTAACAGGTAAATTATATAATCCACTACCATCACCACTAAAGAAACTAGCACTGACAAGATTTCCACCGTTAATATTACCTGCACCAATGTTTCCTGTAACTGTCAATGATGCCAATGAACCCACTGATGTAATATTTGGCTGTGCATTTGTAGTTAGTGTACCAGTTAGTAATGAAGCCCCGATTGTACCTGAGTTAGCATAAAGATTACCTGATGTAGTATTACCGGTAACTGCTAATGAAGTCAAAGTTCCAACTGAAGTGATATTTGATTGAGCATTAGTATACACAGTACTTGCAACTAATGCGTTTCCTACTTGACCAGATACGTTAGCCCCTGCTACTGCATTTGCTGTTGTTGCAAATGATACTGCACCTGAGACATTTGCTCCGGCTACTGCGTTTGCACTTGCCGCTACAGTTGCACTGTTTGCTGTGCCAGCACTTGTTGCAAATGTTGCGTTTGCTACTTCGCCGCTTACGTTAGCACCCGCTACTGCATTTGCTGTTGTTGCGAATGATACTGCACCTGAGACATTAGCGCCTGCTACTGAATTAGCAGTTCCTGCTGTTACAGCATATGTTGCATTAGCAACAGTACCGCTAACATTAGCGCCGGCTACTGCATTTGCAGTATTTGCAAAAGCAACTGCACCTGAAACATTTGCTCCGGCTACACTATTAGCAGTAGTTGCATATGCAACAGCACCAGATACGTTTCCACCTGCAACACTATTTGCATTAGCCGCATAGTTTACTTCACCGGATACGTTAGCACCTGCTACTGCATTGGCAGTAGTTGCAAAAGCAACAGCGCCAGTAATATTAGCACCTGTGATGTTGCTGAGATTTCCACCATCACCGGACACATAAGTGAATACACCTCCAACAGCGTTAACATTACCTGCACCTGCGTTCCCTGATACAGTCAATGAAGTCAGTGTTCCAACTGATGTAATGTTAGGTTGAGCATTGGTTGTTACTGTACCAGCAGTTGATGCACTAGTTGCTGTATTGGCTGCGCCGTATAAGTTACCAACAAAATAATTTGCTGTTACACTATTGCCTAAGTTAGCATTTACTGAAGTAAGACTTCCTGTGAAGTTGCCTGTTCCAGTAACATTGACGCCACCAGTAGTAACTACTTCAACAACAAAACCATTAACAGTTGTAGTTACGTTACCATTCAAAGTTACAACTACGTTGCTTCCGCCATTTTCAATTTTATTACCTGCGACAGCAACTACGTTAGATAAGTTTGAACCATCACCTGAGAAATAGTTAGCAGTAACTAAATTACCTAAGTTAGCATTACCTGCTGAAATATTTCCAACAAAGATGCCACTAGAACCTGATACATTTCCAGTAGCAACTACATTAGTACCATTGAAATTTACTGCATCTACGTTAGCAGTAAAGATACCTGTTGTTGTTCCCAAGTTACCTACGTTAGCATTGCCAGTTACTACTAGTCTTGAGTTAGCAATTAAATTTGACGCAGTTAAATTGCCACTGAAGTTTCCAACGTTACCATTTAACTGTAAATTTGAAGTAATAGTATTTGCATACAAGTTACCTGTTAAGTAAATGTTTGCTACGTTTGCAATGTTTGCAGGAAGATCGACCCATAAAACCTGTGATGAACTGGTAATTGAGGTATCTTGCGAACCATTCGAATCTCTACCAATGCTAAGAGTACTTGTGTGTACTTGTACACAAGCAATATTAGCAGTAACTACTACGTTTCCCGTAGGAGAGTTTACTGTTATACCTGCACCAGAAGTTCTATTAACTGAAATTACCGCTTGGTCTTGAAGTCCACCGAAAAGTTCTGAGAAGTTTTCTTGTACTTTTTGAAATGCGGTTCTAATAGCATCTGCATCTGGATCGTCTGGAAATGTTCCAAAATCAATGTTACGTTGCGCCATATTATAATCACCTTATGTTTGTATTTATCGTTTTTGGATTAAAGTAGTCCAGCCAAAAAAATACCCGACTAAAGCCGGGTATTTAAAACAATGTGTTTGTTTTTACTTGATAATGCCTGCTAACTTCTTCCATTGATTTACTGACTCGTTGATATCAGTAGTGTTGTGCGATACAGTGCGATTTAATTGACTAGCAACAACAGGAACTGTTGTTTGACCAGTTGACTTACGCTTATTCAATCCACCACTAATAACATTCATCATAAAGTCAATATCTTCTTCAAATGAAGCCTCTGTACCTCTTTTATCAGGTCCTGCTTCGTTTGCCCATTCATCAATCTTTTCTTTCTTGTCTTTCTTATCATCGTATTCGATATCTTTCTTGACCTTTTCGCCGGCTTTTTCAGCACGGTTGTCATCTTTGCCCTTATGATCTTCGTCATATTCGATATCTTTAGCGACTTTCTTAGCGGCTATTTCTGCCTTGTCATCTTTTTCAGAAGTTGACTCTTCTGACAACATTGCAATTTTCTTGTACATATTTTCAAATGTATAAGCCTCTTTTACTTCTTTGTCATCTTCGTCTTCTTCATCTAGTTTGTCATATTTGGCACGAATATTTGCCATTTTTTCTTTACTAGCATGTTCACGACCTGCATTACGCAATGCGTCCATGCCTTCTTTTCCATACTTTTTGTTACCTAAGTATGCTTGTAGTGCGCTTTCGTCAACTTCTTCTTCACTGACTGGTGCATCAGTGTTAGCAAAGTTCCGGCTAGCGGCTGTTGCTAAGGCTGCATCACGTGTAGCGTCAGTTGTTTCTTCATCACGCTCTTCTGCTTCACCTGAGTCAGGGGCGTTTGCTTCTGCTACTTCAAATTCCATTTGGTCTTCTGATTCTACTTCATCAACCATTTCTTTTGAACCACATGAATGACCGGCTTCCATCATGCCACCGCACTCATTACATGAGTCTTCGTGACCTTCTTCGTCAGCATAATCAGAGGCTTCTGCATCACCTGATTGCTGAATGCCTGATAATTTCTGTAGCATACCCATCATGCCGTCATGATCGCCAACTACTTCAATACCACTTGGTGCATTCTTTTCTGAACTGTCACCTTTTGGTGCGCCATAGTCACTGTGTTGTGCGTCATCGCCGAATAGACCAAGTCCTGCATTCTTTACAAATGCTAGTAGATGTTCTGCTTCTGCATCTTGTGCTGAAATGCTTACTGAATCAGGAGCACCTTGCTGACCTTTACTGATTGAAACAGTCATGCCTTCTTCAATCTTGTCTTCACCTTCGGTAAGAAGATTGCTAAGTTCTCTGTCCCATGCTTCAAATGCAAATTCATCTAAAACGTCATTATCATGCATTGTTTGACCAAATGCTTTAAATGTATTGCCTGGAGTCTTGATTGCTTGTTGCTTCATGTACGCAGTTTTATCCATTTCGTACATATCGTCTTCCATAGTAGTCATTGTTTCCATTTCTTGTGAATCCATGCCTGGAACTGTTGCTGCCGGATCACCTTCACCAACTAGACCTCGAACTGGCATCTGACCATAGCATTCATCTAGACCTTCTTTGTAGCCTTCGTGATATACACGTGCTTCTTCCATGTCTTGATAATTTTTACCGCAATGTGAATGACCCTTAAGTCCGTGTGCTTTACCCTCTAAACGGGCCGCTTGTAATCTATGGCTCATACCTTCTTTTACCGCCTTCTTTTTCTTTAAATCATTTTTACCCTTGCCATCTGCCGCAAACGCTGGGACACTTTTGCCATCGACTTTTTTCATTGGCATTGAGGCTTCATCTAGTGTCTTTTTGCAATCAGCCACCATTTGTTTTAATTCTTTTTGATCACAATCAGGATGCATTTTGCAAATTTCTGCTACAGACTTTCCGTCTTTGCACATTTTTTTAATGTGTGCCATTGAAGGTAATTTCTTTTTCTCACCTACTTTAGCACGACCTTCAAGTGTAGTTTGACTACGACCGGCACCTAAGCCTGCACCAATAGTATCTACGCCTGATGATGATGGAATCTCTGCTTCTTCTACGCTTTCATGTGCGCCACGTAGTTTAGCAAGAATAGCGCCTGCTACACGTTCGCCTGCATCTTTAGAACCATACTTTTTGCCTGCTGATTTTGCAATCTTAGCAAAGTTCTTGCCTGGCTTGCCAATATCTTTACCAGCACGTGCTTTCTTAGCACTGTAATTTTCTTCTTCTTCACCAAGTTGGTCACCGGCAAGACTCATTTCACCCTTGCCAATTGACTGCTTAATCTGTGCAGCCAACTGTGGATTTGAAACTGTACCTATTGTTTTACTACCTTGCTTGATAACTTGAGTGTTCTGCTTTGCTGGCTCCATAGTTACTTGTTCTGCTTCTGCAAGCATCTTTGATTCCATATGTTCGAACCAATCTTTAAGAGTATTCTTCTTAGAAACAGTGCCTACTTCTTTCTTTGGCTTCTTGCCGCCGCCGAATACATCACCAACACCTTTAGTGTCATATTTCTTAACAGTGCCGGTATCATCACTGCCTTTAGCAGGACGTCCACGACCACGTTTTACAGCAGGATCTTTATCTTTCTTTTCTTCACCATCTTGGTCAACGTCATACCTACGACCATAGCCACCTGCATCCGCAGTGTGCTTAGTGCCTGTCTTTGTTTTTTCAGTAGCCTCTGATAACTGGCTAATCTTTTCGAGCATATCTTTGAAGTTCATTTTTGTATTCCTTTAAGTGTTTAACCCATTGCGCCAGTACGAGGTTTGGCGGGGCGAGAAATTTTAGTCATTGGACTATTGTCGCCCAACTTTTTGTCATCCAAATATGGTTTGAATGGATCAAATGCATCCGGAGTCTTTTGACCTGCATATGGAATATTCATTTTAGATTTTTGAGCCTGATCTTTAATGCTCTGCAAATATGAATCACCATAAGCCTTTGATGCATCTTTAGCACCAGGCATTTCTTCTAATTCAGTGTGCATTAACAATGGGCTGTGACTTGCTTCATTAGCATAGCCTTCAACTTCTGCATTGATGCTATCGTTGAACTTAGTGCTAATCAATCTTACAAAGTCAACTTGATGACCAAGTAATTGTGCCATTTGCTGTACCATTGGCTCAGTTGCTGGATAACGAAACTTGCACTTAATGATAGTTACAGACTGATTAGACAGATTAGGAAACCCATATGGGTCCTTCTGAATAGGAGTCTGAGTTGGCTCACCAATTTCAACTGGATCAAACTTATTTAAGTTATACTTAAATAGGTCTAGGAAGTTCTTATCGAACTCACCGGCGATTTTAATAGTGTATTCATAAAGATGAACACTTTCTGTAATGTACTGTTTAAGGCTTTTCATATTTGATTTCCCGTATGACATATTTATCATTTATTGTCAGTTTTTACATTGAGCATCTTTAACAACTCATTACGATCTAAGGCTTTGCCTTCTCCCAACGGTGTGTTCTCAATTTCTTCTGATTTAGATGAATTCTTTTGATCCAAACTTGCTTTCTTTAACTGTAAGTCAAGCATTTTAAGTTTTTTATTAACTTTAGCAGTCTTAGCAGTGATAGCATGTCCTAAGAAACTACTTGCACTGTTAAAGATTTCACTAGCAAAACGACTATCTACTTGCATTCCTAAATCCATTAAGTCTTTATAACTAGATGTTGCTAATGTTGCAAGTTCATCCATTTCAGTATCAGCGGCTTCTAAACCTTTAACTTGCGGAAGAGCATTTTCAATCTTTTCTAAGTTGTTTAGTGCTTCTGCTGTTACTTCTTGTGTTTGTTCAGGCAGTGGTTCAGTGAGGTCGTTCTTCTCGCCCGCTGCCATATCAAAAAGTTCTTCTAATTTACGTGTCATGCAAGTATTTATTTTCTTTTTCTTCCATTGTAAAACAAATCATCTTCTGTGATTACTCTAAAAGAAAATCCTTGACTTTTACAATAGGCCATTGCGGCTGCCCACTTGGCATGATTAATAGCAACAACCATACGATCTTTAGCATTGGCTGCTTTGCTTTCAATTAAACTTTGTTTTTTGGGTTTGATTTCAACTACTTCTGCCAACTTTTTGCCAAACTTATTTTCATACATTACGAAAAAATCAGGGATATAATTAGCAGGTTTACCCGTAATAGGGTGACGATAAGGGATAGCCATTGACTCACTAGCCCAATAGAGTACGTTTCTGTTAGTATCACAGAACGTCATAAAGGTAAGTTCCCAACCAGAACGATATCTCGGCTTATGTTTACCTACATATTTCTGAGGATTTTTTGGTTGAAAGAAGCCTTGTGCCCAATTACCCATATCATAACACTATGTTTCTTTGAACAGATTCATTGGGTCTAGGTACGGAACTGATACCATATAACGCTGTTTTAGATTTGAATGAGTTCAAGTAATAGCAAATGACTTTGTTCATTTGTAATTTGTTTGGTTGACCTTTAATGATTTCAAGTAATTCAAGTACATTTACGCTTGCTTCTTGTGCGATTCTAAAAAGAAATACAGTAAAGTTTCCTGCAATTTGAGAATTTTTTGATGCACCCTTAAAAAAGGAATACACAACATCATAGTCGGCAGCGTTTACAACAAGGTTAATGTTGTAAAAGTTGTCGTAAATGAGTACGGTTTGATCTGTTTGTCGTTGAATAGTTGCCATAATACTATTTATGCAACTTTAATCTGTTACAAATTTGGCGATTTATCCGCCGCGTCCACCGATTCTAGGTCTTGGTACAGTAGTTAAGTTTTCCCCATTATATTGAGAACCGGCTACTGGTTCTTGTGTAATAGGAGCGGGTCCGGTTCTGCCAGCCGTTACGGGAGCATTTGCAGTATTGATTAAACTTGGTAGTACGCCAAGAGCAGGGAAGTCAAACAATTGATTACGTGTTACATTAGGTGTACCTGAAGTTGCATTACGTAATCCAGTAGTTAATTCAGTTGCTAACACAGTTTTAAGATTAGTATTCTTAAATGTATTGTATGCAGTGCCAGCAGTTTTAATTGCACCGAGAATATCTCCCTTACCAAGAGCATCTAACGTACCACCGGCTGCGTCAATCAAACCACCTTGACCAAGGATAGTACCGTTTGAGCCTAATTTAGCAATTGGGCTTTCTGTTCTGTCATATGTTGCAACATCACCAAATCCAGTGACAATATCGCCCGGTGCTCTACCATCTAATGCACCATAGTTATATACTACTGTTTCATAATCTAATGACATTCTGTTTTGCATGATACCATTACCTTCATTGTAATTGTATGTGTCATGCGAAAATGAAGTAATAATAGGATTTACTAATGTATATGCAGTAAAGTTGTGTTGATTAAAACCAAATATAGTAATATTCTTAAAGAAAGGAAGTTTAACTTCACTATCAGTAGCAGAAACACTGTTGAAGCCCCAATCATCATCTCCGGTGATTGATGGTTGATATGTATTTCTAGTATTGTAATCATTAACACCAGTACCAGTAGGCGCTTGTCCGCCTCCTCTTTTACCGGCAAACACTACACCAGGCTTTTTGCTATCGTTATAGTAATATTGATAGTATGCTTCCCAAAGACCATTAACAGTGTCACCATTGTCATCATGGAAAGTAATGTCTACTGGATCATACTTAATCTTTGTTTGAATAATTCTTTTACGATTATACTGATTAAGTTGAACAGTATTCATACTATAAGACGGAAGTTTTACGTCTTTAACTAAAATACCAAAATTAGTATCAAAACTTACATTGGTGCCGGTTCTGCCGCCGTTAAAACCCAAAAATGCATCTCTATCGATTTCAAAGTAAACGTGGAAAAGGAATTTGAATTTAGGAGCATTCTGATAAGAATTAGTCCTAAAGGTTTTAGAAGCGTGAGTATAATCTCTAAGGTAGTCGCTGCCGAAGAATGCTCCGGCAGCGTCTTTTAGAAGGTTTTGTACAAACCCGGCCATATTAACCTATGACCTTAATTAAGTCTGTCCACCGATACCTGTTGCGATACCAGTAGAACCGTTGAACGCACGACCAACACTTGCACCAACGCCAGAAGCGAGTGGTGACTGAATTGCGTTGTCATAACGAATTGTCAATGCGATTGTTACTTGATCACTTGTACCATAGTTGAGTGTCTGATAGTTTGCTTGCTGTAAGAAGCAACCATAGAGTTCCCAAGTTTCAAGTACTGTTGGTGCAAGAGCACCGTTACCACCATCAAGAATTTCGATGTTAGTTTGGAACTTATAGTCTTGACCAGTTGCCGCAGATGCTTGTTCAACGAAATCGAACTGCTTCTGTAGTTGCTGACCAACTGCTCTCGAAACGCTGCCTGAAGCATCGTCACGAATGTTGACTGAAAGTGGTTGCCATTTTGGCTTACCTGCAACGTACATAGTTGAGTTGTACACATTAAGTGTAACTTCGTCAAACTGTACTTGCGGTCTAGCGCAATCGATAACTTGTTTTGTCAACTGTAGGCCACCTGTAGCATCAACACCAAAGTTCAAAAAGTTAACTCTGAATCGGAATTGAAGTTTGGGCATCAAAAGACCTTGGTTGCCACCAGCATTATCAGACGCTACGGTCATGTTGAACAATGATTGTGAGGCTGTTGCCATTTTTATATTCTCCTGTTAGATATATTTATCTTTTGAAATGAGTGCCTCACTAAGAGGCACCCATCTCATTTCTTTATAGCGATGATAATTCACCAGTGTTGAAGACACGAACTGGGATATAGATGAATTCGACTGCCTTAACAGGCTCGATTGCAAC